TGCACGAAAAAACGTATTCCCTTGTTAATCGTTGTGCAATGAGGAGGTTATTTATGGTTGTAAAATTAAAATGTCGTGTGTGCGGAGCAGAATTCCGCTCGGAGCGACTAAATCGACTATATTGTTCGGAAGCTTGCCGTAAACAAGGCAGAAAAGAATATTTCAAATCAAGATATGAAAATAACAAGGAACAGCTAAACGAACAATCAAAAATTTGGAGAGAAAACCATCGCGAATACATAAAGATTAAACAGCGTGAATGGAACAAGAAAAATCCAGAATATGGAACGAACCGCTCTCGCAAAATTCGTGGGAGTAAGGAGTACGCTAGAGAGTGCCTAGTATGCGGAAAAGCTTTTACCACGTGGCTTCCGCAGAAGAAGACGTGCTCTGATGAATGCAAGACAATTTATAAAAAAGAGCGGGACAAAGGGCGTGGCAGAAGTCGAAAGCTGACATCCGAAGAACAACATGCACAATGGATTCGGCGCAGATACGGTTCTGAAGAAAATTATCAAAAATGGCTTGCCGAACAAGAAGCCTTAAAACGGGAGCTGGAACAAAGGCGCGAACAAGAGCGACGGGCCAGAAAAGAAGCCTATGAAAATCAGCTTGAAGAATGGCGTATCGCCAGAGAAGCCAGAAAGGAAGCTAATCATAGAAAAGATTTCTGCATAGTCTGTGGGAAGGAATACGAAACTTATAATCCCGCTCAAAAGACATGCAGTAAAGAGTGTGGTAAAAAATTGGCGCACGCTCATAAGCACAAACGAATACCGAAAAGTCAGTTAGTTGACAAAGACATTACGCTGGAAGCCTTGTATAGACGGGATTCTGGCGTTTGTTATTTATGCGGGAAGAAATGTGATTGGAATGATAAAACCGACAAATCGGTCGGCCCCGCATATCCATCGATAGACCATATGATACCTATCGCGAAGGGCGGTCTACACGCATGGACAAACGTTAAGCTAGCTCATTTTGAATGTAATTGGAAGAAGTCAGACGCTTTACTCCCGTCACTATCTTCCACGGGGTAAAACAGAAATGCCAGACTATAAAGGTATCGAATATCTCAGAAACAAGCTTGCCCGCAAGAGGTCGCGCGTGGCACTGAGATACAAATATTATGACATGAAGTACCAGACGAAGGATTTCGGGATCTCCACGCCACCGGATCTGCGCATGTGGATGGGCGTGCTTGGATGGTGTGGGCGAGCCGTGGATGCGCTGGCAGACAGGTTGACGCTGCAGGGGTTTGAACATGACGTGTTCAACATGTCGGATCTGTACGCGGCGAACAATCAGGACGTGTTATTTGACAGTGCCATCCTGGGCGCCCTGATCAGTTCGTGCGATTTTATCTACATCACAACGGACAGCACCGGATTCCCGCAGATGCGAGTGATTGACGGTCAGCATGCGACCGGGATCATCGACCCGACTACAAATATGCTGAAAGAAGGCTATGCCGTGCTCGAGTTTGACGAGTACGACAGGCCGGAGATTGAGGTACACTGCATCCCTGGCGCAATAGTTATCTATGAAAAAGGCCGCGAGTCTTACACTGTACCGAACGCCGCGCCGTATCCGCTTCTGGCCCCGGTCATTTATAGGCCGGACGCAACGAGACCTTTCGGGCACAGCCGGATCAGCCGGGCGTGCATGGACATTGTACAGTCGGCGGTAAGGACGGCGAAGCGGTCGGAGATTGCGGCGGAGTTTTACAGCTTTCCGCAGAAGTACATCCTCGGCATGAGCGAAGACGCGGAGCGAATGGATACGTGGAAGGCAAGCATGGCGAGTATGCTGCGGATTGACAAGGACGAAGATAATGACAAACCTTCCGTCGGTCAGTTCCAGGCTGCCGCGCAGACGCCGCACGCCGAACAGCTTCGCATGTTTGCCGGGTTGTTCGCAGGCGAGACGGGGCTGACGCTTGACGATCTCGGCTTCCCTTCGCAGAATCCATCCAGTTCGGAAGCTATCAGGGCAAGCCATGAAACGCTTCGCCTGATCGCGAGGAAGGCCCAGAGAACGCTTGGCACGGGAATCCTGAACGCCGGATACCTTGCCGCCTGCGTGCGCGATAAACAGCCTTATTTAAGACGTGAAATAAGCCGCACGCGCCTTCTGTGGGAACCTATTTTTGAACCGGATGTAACAGCGCTGTCCGGTATCGGCGACGCCGTACAGAAGATTCAGACATCCTTCCCGGACTACTTCACGGAAGACAAGCTTAAAGAGCTGACAGGTATCTGATATGGTAGACATTCAGAGAATCATCCGCATATATCAAACGATGATGCGGAACGACAAGCAGGCGCAAAGCCTTGCGGAGGCGGCCCGTGACATGAAATCTGCGGAGAAATATGCAGAGCGCGCAGGTGACAATATGATGCGCGCGATTAAAAACTCTGTGGAATTGTCCGGAATGTCCGAGGAAGAGGCGAAACCGATCGTGACGGCCCTGCTCAATAAGGTGCATAACGATGCCGTCCGGATCGCACAGAGAGCACAGCGGAACATTAACAAGCGTGCAGGAAACGAGCTCGGAACACTTGCGGCTGAGTTCGATAAGCAGTTGGCGGAAACCATTGCGGAAGATGTCGCGGGAAAAGAACTGGCGGATGGATACATCCGCAATCGGATCATTCATTCGGCACGTAAGGCGGTCGACGACACCATTGCCGCCAATGCACACGCCCACGAAGACATGGGGCTTGTCGTGCATATCACGCGCACATATGATGACGTCGGCCTGCACGATGGCAAAGACCAATGCGAGTGGTGCCTGGAACGCTGCGGAGAGTGGGATAACTACGAAGACGCCTATAACGCCGGAGCGTTTGAGCGGCATCCGGGATGTGGCTGTATTATCGACTACCATGTCGGAAAGACGCATACATGGGCAAACGGTTCGGGAGGTTGGAATGCATTTTGATCGAATGACGCATCGGAACAAAGACCCCGCACACCACAAGGAGGGATAGAATATGGACAGAGTCGGGAGACAAGACCCGACGGTGTCCGTTATTCTGCCTTATACAGAGACAAAAGGCCTCGAAGCCGAAGCGCTGTATGCGAAAGGCGGCGGCGAAATGCTCCCGTGGCAGGTGGCGCTTACCTGTGACATCATGGGCGTTGATGACGAAGGCTTATGGATTCACCAGAAGTTCGGATACAGCGTTTCCAGGCGAAACGGCAAGTCAGAAATGGCGCTTGCGCGCTGTATTTGGGGCTTGAAGCACCAAGAACGGATTCTATACACAGCGCACCGGACAAGTACGGCGCACTCCATATGGGAGCGATTAAGCCGCCTGTGCGCAAAGTGCAGTGTCAGCATTGCATCTTCCTTCCGGGCGTTTGGTAAAGAACATCTTTACACGGATGACGGCGGCGTCATTGAGTTCCGCACACGAACATCTTCTGGCGGCCTCGGCGAAGGATACGACCTGCTCATTATTGACGAAGCGCAGGAGTACACGCCGGAGCAGGAAACAGCACTGAAGTACACCGTTACGGATTCAGCAAACCCGCAGACGATTATGTTCGGCACTCCGCCCACTGCCATTAGCGCAGGCACGGTGTTCCCTAAATTTCGAAAGAACATCCTAACGGCAGAAAGCTACGCCGCAGGTTGGGCGGAATGGTCAGTGCCGGAAATGTCAGACGTCAACGACGTGGATTTGTGGTACGAGACAAACCCGTCATTGGGAACCATTCTCAAAGAGCGCACGATCCGTTCGGAGATTGGTGATGATGTAACAGATTTCAACATTCAGCGCCTCGGCCTGTGGATCAAGTATAATCAGAAATCCGCAATCAGCCGGAATGAATGGGAAGCCCTGCAGGCCGATAAGTTGCCAGCGCTTATAGGCAGGCTGTTTGCCGGTATCAAATTCGGCATCAACGGCGAGAACGTTGCGCTTGCGGTCGCCGCCAGAACAAAGGATGGAAAAATCTTCTGCGAGGTGGTCGGATGCAGGCCGATTCGAAACGGCGTCGCGTGGCTTTTGGATTTTCTTGAGCATGCAGACGTGCAAAAGGTTGCCGTGGACGGTAAAAACGGTGTGGATGTCCTTGCTGACGCCATGAAACAGGACAAGCTTAAGAAGCCGGAAGTTATGAACGTTTCGCAGGTCATCAAGGCCAACAGCCTTTTTGATATGGCGATGGAAAACGGAACATTTCAGCACATGCATCAGTCAGCGGTTACGCAGGTTGTAACAAACTGTGAACGCCGGAAGATTGGGGCAAACGGCGGCCTCGGATATCAGTCGTCATTGGACGGCGCCGATATCGCACTGCTTGACAGCATGATAATAGCGCACTGGATTTGTTCCGAGACAAAGGCAGAACGAAAAAAACAGCACATTTATTATTAAAGCATCGGTTTCGGTGCTTTTTTAATATTTACGGATACCGACCGGATTTGAATCGGGGAAAGGAATAAGTAAGATGTCAGATTTTACACCAATCACAACACAGGAAGAGTTTGACGCGGCAATTAAAGAGCGCCTGAAGCGTGATCGAGAGTCCCAGTCGAAGAAGTACGACGGTTGGATTTCTCCCGAAGAGCAACAGTCGCGAATCGGCGAATACGAAAAACAGATCGAAGCCCTGCAGGATGCGGCGGCAGAGTCTGAGAAGGTACTTGCCGAAAAAGATGCAAAAATCGCGGAGAGCGCCAGATACAGGGCCGACCTGGAAAAAACGAGAATTGCGCTTGCCGCCGGACTGGATCCGAAGTATGCAGACCGCCTGCGCGGCGAAAACGCCAACGAGTGGAAGAAGGACGCGGAAGATCTGGCAAAAGATTTTGCCGCCGCGCACGTCACTGCTCCGCTCGGCAACCCGGAAGGAAACCATGGCGCAAAGCCGGATACGCGCACGCAGTTTGCCGATTGGTTCAAAGAGAGTTTTTCTCAGCAGTAAGAAAGGAGCCTACAAATGGCAGGAATCAACACCAACAGAAGCAATATCACACTTCCCAACGAGATCTCCAGCGAGATCCTCCAGAAGACACAGGAAGCATCCGCAGTCATGCAGCTTGCCCGTCAGATCGCACTGCCCGGCAGAGGGCTTACCATCCCCGTGATCACCGGCGATCCAGAGGCTACGTGGGTCGATGAGACCGATCCCAAGCCTGTGAGCAATCCCGGAATGAGCACAAAGATCATGCAGGCCTACAAGTTGGCCGTTATCGTTCCGTTCTCTGACGAGTTTCAGCGCGACATGCGCAGTCTGTACGACGCCCTGATCGCACGCCTCCCCGGCGCTCTGGCGCTCAAGTTCGACAACACTGTATTCCACGGCACTGCTCCCGGATCCAACTTCGACACCCTCACCGGCGTCGGCGCGAAGTCCATCAGCGGCACCGGCAACAGCATCTACAATGCTCTGGTCGCATCTGATACTGACATCGCTGTCGCGGGCGGTATCCTGAACGGCTTTGCACTGTCTCCTCAGGGCAAGGGCGAGCTGCTTTCCGCTGTGGACAGCAACAAGCGCCCCCTGTTCATCAACTCCGTCACCGAGGGCGCGATCCCGAGGCTGATCGGCGCTCCTGTCCACTACAGCAAGGCCGTTTACAAGGCAGGCAACCAGAGCACTGAGGATGTCATCGGATTTGCCGGTGACTGGACACAGGCCATGTACGGCACTGTCGAGGGCATCAAGATTGATATGAGCAACCAGGCGACCCTGACTGTTGGCACCGGCGACGATGCCCAGACCATCAACCTGTGGCAGAGGAACATGTTCGCTGTCCGCGCTGAGATCGAGGTCGGTTTCCGCGCTGACACAGACATGTTCACGAAGCTGACCAGAACACACGCATGAGGTGACCAATGAGTGATTTTGCAACGCTCGCAGACGTCCAGACGCTGGCGGGCAAGGAATACACAACAGCGGAACAGGAGCGCATCGCGGCGCTTCTGCCGCTTGTTTCCGACGCTCTGCGCATGGAGGCGGTGAAGGTCGGCAAAGACCTCGACGCCATGGCTGCGGATAATGCCGCTTATGCGAGCGTTGTGAAACTCGTAACGGTTGACATTGTTATCCGCGCGATACGCCAGTCTCAGGACGGAGAGCCACTTTCTCAGGAATCGCAGAGCGCCCTTGGCTATAGTTGGTCGGGAACTTATGCGATTCCAGGCGGCGGCATTTCCGGCGCAATCATGCGGAATGACTTAAAGCGTCTCGGCCTGCGCAGACAGAGATACGGAGTAATTGAGATATGGGAAAAATCCACGGGATCCCTGTGATTCTTTACGAAAAACAGAAGGTTGGCGTGGACAATTTCGGCATGCCGATTTATGAAGACACTCCGGTCGTGGTCGATAATGTTTTGGTCGGACAGCCGTCCGCGCAGGAAATTACCGACACGCTGAACCTGACCGGAAAGCAAGTCGTGTATATACTCGGCATCCCGAAGGGCGACACGCACACATGGACTGACCGGAAGATAGAATTTTTCGGAGAGAAATTCCGCGCTATTGCCGCGCCGATTCAGGGCGTTGATGATATGGTTCCGCTTTCGTGGAATCAGCAGATAAGGGTGGAAAGATTTGGCTAAGAATTTTACGTTCAAACTCAACAGGGCAGGCGTCCGCGAACTTATGCAGTCGCAGGAAATGCAGGATGTTCTTGTTGAGCATGCCGAAAGAATCAGCAAGAACGCTGGCGAAGGTTACGATGTGTTTGTTGGACGAAACCGTGCGAACGTTATGGTGCGGACGACCACAGAGGCCGCCGCCGCTGACAATCTTGAGAACAACACCCTTGAAAAGGCGGTGCGAGAATGATTGAAGTAACAATTAAAAATTATCTCGAGGGGGCGCTTAATGGCGTCCCTGTTTTTTTGGAACTTCCAGAGGTCCCATCTGAGGACTATCCGCAGTGGCCTGAACGCTTCGTACTGATCGAGAAAGTCGGCGGCAGCAGGCGTAATTTTGTTCAGCTTGAATCCTTTGCCATTCAATCCCACTCCACCAAGCGCCTCGCAGATGCGGCGGCGCTGGACGAACAAGTCCGCGATGCAATGGATGTGATGGCAGAGGATGTTGAGGAAATTGGCTCTTGCCGGATGGCCTCAAACTACAACCACACAGATATCAGGACGAAGCGATACCGTTATCAATGCGTGTACGATATCGCATTTTCCAGGTAATTCAGCAATAGGAGATTAAAACATGGCTAATAATGCACAGCTTGTATCTCTTGGCAAGCCCAAAAAGGGCGGAGCAATTTTCCGTGCACCTTTCGGAACCACGCTTCCGACATCTGCGGATGCGGTGCTTGACGAGGCTTTCGTCTGCCTGGGCTATGTCAATGAAGACGGTCTGATAAACAACAACAGCGCAAGCACCGACCCGATCAGAGCGTGGGGCGGCGATATTGTTCTGCTTGTCGACAACGAGAAGGAAGACACCTTTGCGCTGTCCCTCATGGAGTCGCTCAATGTCGACGTCCTGAAGGCCGTATATGGCGACGACAATGTCAGCGGCACTCTCGACAATGGAATCACGATCAGGGCAAACAATACGCCCGCAGAGGCCTCTTCGTGGGTTATTGACATGGAGATGCGCAACGGCACAAAGAAGCGCATTGTCATCCAGAACGGCATCATCTCGGAGCTGTCCGAGATCTCTTATGTCGACACAGAAGCTATCGGCTACGGCGTCACCATCAATGCGATGCCCGGTGATTCCTCTTTCGACTACGACACGCACAAAGAGTATATCAAAGCCGCCTGAGATGGCGTGCAGTAAGGAGGACATATGATTAAAGGCACTACAGCAAGTGGGTTCGAATTTGAGGTCGATGAGGATCTTCTCCAGGACTGCGAGTTCCTGGAACTTTTCGCCCACGTCATGAAAGGCGGAACGGACAGTATGGAAATATTCGACCTGGCGGAGAACGCCCTCGGCACGAAGCAGAAAAAACAGCTCTATGATCATGTCAGAGGCGAAAACGGGCGCGTGCCGCTTGACGGTTTCACGGCAGAAATGACAGAGATCTTCGATGCGCTCGGAAGCAACGGAAAAACAAAAAACTGATCACGCTCGCCGTGATGTACTCAACAGACAGGGACGCTCTCATGTGTGATATGGCGGAAACATATCACATTTACGACATGAACAGCGTCCCTTTTTCTGTTTATGCAACATTGGCGGCGGGCCTGCGGAGTAATTCGAGAATCCGTATGGAAATGTCTGGAATGAAGGATATGCCGGACGTCATTCCGTTAACCAGAATTCACGACATGCTGGCAAAACGGTGGTCTAAGAAGGGGCATAAGCCGTTTTTACTTCGTGACGCCCTGTTTTCAAATGCTGAAAAGGATAACCCAAACAAACGGATTAAATCGATACGAAGAATAATTTGAGGTACTAAACATGGCAGATTTAGGACAGGCTTATGTGCAGATCATCCCATCTGCCGAAGGAATATCGGGAAAAATCACGGAAACCCTCGAGCCGGAGATGCAGAGCGCCGGGCAAAAAGGCGGCGAATCTCTGGCGAATAAAATTCAAAGTTCGCTCGACAGTGCAGGCGGCAAGATGACGAAAGCAATCAGTCTTCCGATTGCCGCCGGGGCCGCCGCATCGGTCGCGGCCTGGAAGGAAGTCGACGAGGCGATGGATACAATCACCATCAAAACAGGCGCTTCTGGCGAGGCATTGGCAGACATGCAACAGAGGGCAAAGAATCTCGCAGAATCAATGCCTATCAGCTTCCAGACAGCAGGCGATGCGGTAGGTGAGGTCAACACGAGGTTCGGCCTGACTGGCGACGCATTGGAAAGTCTTTCAGGGCAGTTTGCCATGTTTGCGGAGTTGAACGACACAGATGTTTCATCGTCCATTGATTCTGTCCAGTCTGCCATGGCCGCATGGGGGATCAGCGCGGATGATGCGAGCCTCGTACTTGACACTTTGAACAAAGCCGGGCAGGACACGGGCATTTCAGTCGATAAACTTTCCGGCATGTTGAGCAGTAACAAAACCGTGCTTGACGAAGCAGGCATGTCTTTCTCTGACGCCGCGATGTTCTGCGCAAACCTGGACAAAAACGGCGTTGATGCAGGCACGGCAATGACCGGACTCAAGAAGGCTTTGCAGAACGCCACCAAGGAAGGAAAACCCGCCAACCAGGCACTGCAAGAGCTGCAGGAAAAGATGGGGGATGGTTCCAACAAGGCCGAGGCTTACGCGGCGGCCACCGAGCTGTTTGGCGCAAAGGCAGGTCCCGCGATCGCGGACGCCTGCATGGAAGGCCGCCTGTCATTCGATCAGCTCGGCACATCCATGGGCGACTTCGCCGGTAATGTCGAAGGAACATTCAACGAAACGCTCGACCCGATGGACAATTTCACCATGGCGATGAACACGATGAAAGACATTGGGTCGGAAATTGTCGAGGTCGCAGGCCCGCTGATTTTGGATGTTCTGACCATCCTGCGCGATACACTCACAAGCCTTAAGGAAAAGTGGGACGGACTCAGCGAAGGCCAACAGCAGACCATTCTCGCCGTTATCGGCGTCGTCGCGGCACTCGGCCCACTGATGAGCATTATCAGCGGCGTAATCGGAGTCGTGACTACCATCCAGACGCTCATGACAGTTCTGACGCCCATTATCGCAGGCGTTAGCCTCCCGATTATTGGCATTGTCGCCGCAGTGGCCGCCGCAGTTGCTGCAGGCATCCTGCTTTACGAAAATTGGGACATAATAAAAGAAAAAGCAGGCCAATTAAAAGACTGGATTTCGGAGAAGTGGGAAGCGCTGAAGCAGGCCGTCAGCAATACTGTTGAAAATCTGAAGCAGGCCGTGACGGATAAGTGGAACGCACTAAAAACCAACGTGACGACCACGGTCGAAAATATCAAAAACGGCATACAGCAAAAATTCGTCGACATGGTTCGGGACGTCCTCGGAAGAGTCATTGCTATAAAAGAGGGTATCCGCGAGAGATTCCAGGAAGCGAAGGACAATGCGCTTCAAATTTTCGAAAATATCAAAAACGGCGTGCGTCAGAAATTCGTCGACATGGTTCGGGACGTGCTCCTCAGAGTTGGCGCCATCAAAGAGGGTATAAGCGATCGATTCGAGCAAGCAAAAGATACCGCCCTGCGCATCTTTGACGATATCAAAAACGGCATTAAAGATAAAATCGAGTGGGCAAAAGACAAGGTAAGCGGCATTGTCGACACGATCAAAAACCTGTTTGATTTTGACTGGTCTCTTCCGGATTTAAAACTTCCACATATATCAATCACCGAATACCTTGATGTTCCCGGCCTTGGAACCATCCCGGCTCCTTGGGGGATCCACGTCGATTGGTATGCGAAAGCATATGACAGCCCCTACCTGTTCACAAGCCCGACCGTGATGAATGGCAGGGGATTTGGAGACAGAGGAAGCCATAACGGCGGCGAACTGGTCTACAGCCACGATAAGCTGATGGAAGACATCCGCAGGGCGTCCAGTGGCGGTACTTTTGCCCCCACAATTAACATCTACACGCAGGAAGGCCAGAGCAACGAGGCCATTGCAAACTATGTCATGGAGAAGTTAACACGCGAATATCAGAGGGCGGCGAGATATGTCTAAACACATTATGACAGTTGGCGGCATATCTTCCGCTGACTATGGGATCTATGTAACAGGGTGCAACGACTGCGACATGCCGGTACGGGATTACACGGTGGTATCCATTCCGGGGAGGAGCCGTGACCTGCATTACGACAATGGGCGATTCGAAAACATCGAGCGCATCTATACGTGCTTTGTGGCGGATAATCCGACTTACGGCACAGCCA